CGGTATTCCTGTTCTGTGTTCATAGTTTGTGTTCCTTAGTTCGACAGCGTTCTTGCTGTGAAAGTGATTTGGCCACAACGATGCGAAAAGCACAACAGTATCCCGACAAGAACGTGGGGTTATTTACTCCACGTTGACTTTTACTGCGGCTTGATCCAGAGGACGCGTGAGGCCCAGACGACGTTTGCGTCAGTGCGCAGCACCTCGCCTGACGTCTTGCCGAGGTTGAAAGTACCAGTGCGATAGCCGCGGTGCAAGAACGCGACGATGTGCTCGCCGTTGTCGAGAGCGACGCAGCACATCTGGCCTAGGTGAGAGCGTGGATCGTCCTCAGAGGGAGAGACAAAGATCATCCAGCCATCGGAAGGGTTGTTTGCCGCACGCATCTGGAGGGCATAGGTTCCCTCGGGGCAATCAGCAGGGCCGATCACCTTGTCGTGCGTGCGCTTGGGGAACAACGTTACCGCAGAGTTTGCGTCAACGTAGCCGGCCACCTTCACGCGCCTGACGTCGTCAGTGACCTCGATGCCTGCTTGGCGCAGAACCTCAGTGATCGGCACGCCGAGGATCAGGCTCACCTGATGAGCCTCCTCGTTCGTCATCTTGCGCTGACCGCGTAGCATCAGCGACACCGCCGCAGGATCAAGCTCCATGAGCTTGGCCAAACCACGCTGAGACAACTTGCGCGTGGCTAATAGTTGACGAAACCACTCGGTATTCATCGGGGCCTCTTTTATGGGTTCGTCAAGGTTGTCATAAACTCGGCGTTGAGTCAATCGCAACCCATTGGAGTAATACACATGACCATTCCCGTCGTCCATACGCTTGAGCCCGCTTACACAGTGATCGAAAAGCTAGGAGGAAAAACCGCTGTAGCCGAGGCCCTGGAGCTCGACAAATCAACTCTTTCGCGCTGGTGCCAGCCACGCCCTGGTGGCACTGGTGGCCTGATCCCGCAGCGGTACTGGCCGCAGCTGATCGGGATGGCACGCGAGCAACGCGTGCGCATCGGAGTCAAGGAGCTTGCCGCCGTTGAGGTGTGAGCATGGTCGTCGGAGCACCAACGATGACCAATAGCGACTTCCTCGCGGAGATCTACGGCGAGATGGAGCCAGGCACCCACGGCTGGGTGTGCTCGTTCCGCGCTGACCCCAACAACGCGCCGCCCACTGTGTGGTCGGGACGCGCATACAAGGGCATGCCTAACCAGGCGGCCATGATCGATCGTTCTAACCAAGACAACACCTATTTCTGCACCGCGGTCCTGACGGCCACGGAGGACGGAGAGATTGCTAGAAACAAGTCTGCGTTTGTCAGGCTTGCGGTTCTTGTCTTGGATGACGTGCAGCTGTCAGATGTGCAGGGCTACTCCTACGCGCTGCAGACTAGCCCAGGAAAATTCCAGGTAGGTATTTTTCTCGACGGGGAAGATGCTGACACCCGAAATAGGCAGCTGATTGACCGGCTTATGTCGGCACTGGCAGCGCGTGGACGATCGAACGACGCGTCGGGCAACGCATGCGTCCGCTATGTGAGACTTCCAGTCGGACGAAACACCAAACCACGCGCAGCAGGCGAGTGGGAAGTTCGTCTCGAAATGTGGAACCCCAACCTGCGCTGGTCACTCGATGACGCGTGCGCAGCTGTCGGTGTTGACCTTGATAGCCTGCGCATCACCACGCAGCTGAACACACCATCTTCAACAACAGGCGCAACAAATCATGCAGGCGAGATGATCGCCGGCCTGACCGATCCAAACCCAGGGACACGCGTCTATCACGAAAGCATCACGCGCCTGGCCGCCAGCCTGGTGGCCGGTGGCATGTTCCCTGGTGCAGCTGTTGACTTCCTCTACAGCCTCATGGACCAGGTTCGACCTGGTGACCCGGAGGAGCTGCGTCGCTGGGAGTCACGCCGCCAAGAAATCCCCCGCGCAGTGAAGTCCGCGGAGAAGTTCGCGCCCGAGGAGCGCCAGCCTCCCAAGATCACTGTCAATCTGTCCATGCCTGGTGGCTCACCTAGTGAGCCTGTGCCGGAAGTCAAAGGCGACCTTGAGCCGATGGACTGGGGCGTGCTCGAGCACACACAGCCCGAGCCAACCAGCTGGCGCTTCGAAGGCTGGCTGCCAGAGGGCACGGTCACTTTGCTCAGTGCCAACGGTGGCGTCGGCAAATCCAACTTGTCCCTGCAGCTGGGCGTGGCGATGGCTCACGGCATGCCGTTGTTCGACATCGAGACCAAGCCATCCAAGGTGCTGATCCTGTCCGGTGAGGACGAGGCACGCACCGTCCACTTCCGCGTGGCCAACATCTGCGCGGACCTGGGCATCTCTATGTCAGAGCTGCGCGATCGCCTGGTCGTCTATGACCTGACCCAGGCCGACTGCGTCCTGTGGAAGGACGGCGGCACGACCGAGCGCATGCAGTGGCTGGCCGATGTGACTGTTGCCAGCAAGGCCAACGTCGTGATCATCGACAACGCCTCCGACGTCTTCGCCTCCAACGAGAACGACCGCACCGAGGTCCGCGGTTTTATGCGGGCGCTCAACCTGATCGCCAACGTCACACGCGCAGCGGTCCTGCTGCTGGCGCACGTTGACAAGGCGAGCGTGCGCGGTGGGGCAGGCCTGGACAGCAACACGACGTTCTCAGGCTCCACGGCCTGGAACAACAGCGCCAGGTCACGCTGGGCGATGGTGCGCGACGCTGACACCGTCGTCCTGCGCCATGAGAAGTGCAACCTCGGACCCTTGCAGGAGGAGCTGCGCATCGAGTTCGATCCAGGCGCCAAGGTCTTCAAGCGCTTTGGCACAAGCCCTGGCCTCAAGGCTGCGGCCAAGCTGGTGCGAAATACCCAACGCGCTGCGATTCTCCGACTGGTGGGCGATGCGGCCAGCGCCGGCGCGAACCTCTCCACCAACCTCAACGCCAACAACAACGCCTACGTCTCACTGCGTGAGGCGCCAGGCTTCCCCAATCAGCTGGGCCGCAAGGACTTCTTTGGAATCCTGAAGGAGCTCGAGTACGAGGGACTGATCGCGCAGCAGACCTACACCAAGGCCAACCGCACCCGCGGCTCACGCCTGGTGCTGACTGATTCAGGTCAGACGCGTGTGGCACTGGGCAGCGGAGCCGGGCCCACCTGGGCACAGCGTGAGGAGGACGACGAGTGAGCTTCGTGAAACACCAGATTGAGATGCCTCAGTCGTCCAAGAACATGCACCGCTTCAAGTTGTGCAGCAAGTGCGAGACAGAGAAGCCGCCAGAGGGCGGCATTGAGATGAGCGCCACACGCTGGATCTGCGCAGCGTGCTGGACGCATCGAGCAACAAGGAGACCAAGCAAATGACAGAACCACTACTTACAGGCGAGGAGATCGATGAGCTGATTCAGGTCGGCATCGACAACGGCGTGAAAGACATGCGCACCTACGCCAGGCTGATTCAGCAGGCCACGCTCAACGAGCTGGCCAACCGCATCGATCGCATGCCTTTTGGTGACACCGCGGCATCGTTCTCCATCTGGGTGAGGCAGCAGCGATGAACATCTTTATCTACACAAAGGTTAGCTGCCCCAACTGCGTGGCCGCCAAGCAGCTGCTCAAGTCCAAGGGCCTGCGCTACATCGAGAACAACATGGAGGACGCAGGCGTGCGCCAGGCGTTTGAGTTCGCCTACCCAGACCTGCGCCAGATGCCTCAGATCTTTATCAACGATCAGCGAGTCGGTGGCTTGGCTGGGCTGCAGGCTGCGCTGAAACAAATGGAAGGACAAGCATGAAAGACAAACCACCATCAAAAGAGTTCTGCCTGCGCATGGCCAAGCTCTTGTTCAAAGGCCAATTTGACCGCTCCGAGGAATTGAGCTGGAGATACTTATTCATTTGGGCCATGTATGAGCACTGGCTTGAGAACGAATGGGAGGATTTATGAGAGCACCACGATACGGCGAGCTGGACGTCACTCGCATACCAGGTGAGGTGCACAGGATCTGGCTTTCACGCGATGAGGAGCTGCCAGAGCTGCCCTCATGGCGCTGGGCGTGCGAACACGAAACCGATCTCGAGCAGCTCGAGGTGCAGGACTTGATCCAGACCATGCTCCAGGAGGCCAATCTGACGTTCCAGGAGCGCATCACGCTGTACATGCTGTTCGTCGATGGCGCACCGCCCATGGAAGTGGCCAGACGGTTCAAGGTGTCCTATGAACGCGTCGGGCAGATCAGAAACAAAGCGCTGCGCAAATGCAGGGGCTACATGCGCAAAGCTGGGCTGGACTTGCCGGCTTACCGGATTCGTCCCAAGCAAATCGAGAAACCAACGTTTGTGCCTGACCCAGCTGTATTGCCTTTGCTGGGTCGTGGCTATTGGATGGACAGGAGCATGCAATGACAGCAAGTGACGGCGGCAAAGGATCTGGACGACGTCCAGGAACAGGCTTTCAGGATGGCTGGGAGCGGATATTTGGAGGCTCTGCACCCGCTGCACCTGCTCTGCACCCGCTAGCGAGTGCGGACCAAGTGCAGATGGTGCAAACACCCCCGGAAACGGGGTGTTGCACCTGCACCTGCACCCGCTCTGTAGGGGTAGGGGGAGCGAGTGCATGCAGATGTGACAAGGGGGAAACATGGACTGGGAATTGAAGGCAAGGATGGCCGAAAGGGCCAAGCATGAGCTGGCCACGGCGTTGTTTATCTGCGCCGGAGTTGCCGGTTATTCGATCGGGGGCTGGCAAGGCTTCCTGGTCTTTTTGTTGTTCGCGGCCATCGCGTCCAACGCGTGATGGGAAAATCGCAGCATGGAAACACAAACCCAACACCAGGACATCGGGCAGCAGCTTCAAGAGGCTGTGTTGCGGGCTGCAATGCCGGATGAGGACACTGGACAAATCAACAGTGTCGTCAGTTTAGAAAACGGCGGCAAAACAGGGGCGGAGGCGCCCAAGCGCCGCGTGGGGGACGGGACGCCCGGCCCAGGGCGACCGAAGGGAAGCGTCCCAAAGAAGGTCGCCACAATTAGAGACGCGGTCATGCAAGCCTTTGACGAGGTCGGCGGCCCTGCGTACCTGGTGCGGCTGGCGCAGGGCACGCAGAGCGATAGAGCCGCGTTCACCAGCCTGGTGGCCAAGGTGCTGCCGACGCAGATCAACGCCAACGTGGAGGGCGGCATCCAGGTGCAGCTGTCCTGGCTTGGCCAGCGCAACATTGGCACAACTACGGCACAACCTGCGGACGTCGTCACGCAAGTTATTGATTTAGAACGGGATAACGGCGGCAAGTACCGGATTAAAGATCCGATAGACGCTGTGTCGCCGGGCGCCGGCGGGGCGGCGGCCATCGATGACCAGGGCAAGACGCAGCAGAACGGCGCAGGAGACGCGCAGGGTGCATG